GACGTTTTAAGCCCTGGCCATAATGCTACTTGGAGGTAAGCATGTTAGAATAAAACGTATAGACGCAATTATCCCAACACGTGCATAATACCATAATTGAACTTGACACACAATACCTTGTCTATGCTATAATCAGCCATTAGTCAATTAGGATATAACATGAGCAAAATTAATTGGAAAAATGAATTAAATAATATATATGAATCATCTGTGCAAGGTAAGACTTTGCAAGAGATTGGTGATGTATATGGCGTTAGTCGAGAATACATTAGACAATTAATAGCTAAACATTATCCTTCGCTTACTAAAGAGCTTCGAGGCATGATGCTTAAAGCTTCTGAAACAAGAGCTAAAATTTTAGAAGAAAGATTTCAACGTACTGGTCGCTATACAGGCAGACATGCTGATGATTTAAGCAGAGCTATTATGGATTGCTTTAGACGTAAGCGTCAAAATGCTAAAGTTAGCAAATGGGGCTGGGATTTATCTTACCATGACATTGAATGGAATATGGTTTGCCCCGTGCTTGGTATAGATTTAGATTGGTTTGCAGAAGCTAGGCAAGAGAACAGCCCATCATTTGATAGAGTTAATCCAAAATTAGGCTACGTTAAAGGTAATGTTCAAATTATTAGCTCAAGAGCCAACAGAATTAAAAATGACGGATCATCTGAAGAACATCGTTTAATAGCAGCCTATATGGACAAACATTTAGTATAAGTTCTTTTCAGGCAATCTTTTTTGCAACATAACCATTGCTGTATCATACGATTGCTCTAACAGCATGTCATTAATCATAGACTTCTGACCTAGGTACAGTATGTATATAGCGTTCTTGGGTAACATAGGCAAGTCATCTATTACTTGGTCCACAGTTCTGGCAGCTTCAGCATCTACGCTATCCTCTAAATCCTCAAAGCTTGACATGCCACCAGCCATGAAACCAGTAGACTTTGATTTGTAACCTAGCTTACTATTATTAGTTTTCATAAAGTCACGCCAAAGGTCTAAATAATAAGACACACGCCCTGCATCCATCATAGTATCTCCTGATAATGCTCTAACATTTCCATCACGCCATCATGCTCAACAATCACCACCTTAATCTGACCACCTTTAATTTGCGGTCTACGCACAAGCCATATAAAATCTATTTGCTCATCATCCTCAAACACACCAGCCTCCATAAGCGCATCAGTAGTCTGTTTCTCGTAGTTGCCTATATCCCTGCGTCTTTTGTCAGGTGGGTAAAAAGCATAGAATATAGCTAATCTTGGTGTACCTGTTATCTTGGCTTTTGCGTCAATCACAATTTCTTGTACCTTTTCCCTAAATAATCTGGTAGGTTTGCTCATAAATTTGCGTCCTGCGCCATAATGATGTGAATGATTGGTGCTAGGCGCCCAAGGTAGTGTTAGCTTTATCATGTAGCTTTGCTCTCAATAATCTAATTTCAGGATGGTCATACTCACGTATAGTCTTATTATACAGTGTCCGTAGTGATAGCCATGATGCGTATTCCCTTTCGTATCTTTCTCGCCAGAAAATTACTTCTTGTTCTAGTGTCATAGTACACCAATCATATCACGCTCAAAAAACTCACCTATTGTCTGTCTATGTGCTGTTTCCCACATATCTTGACGTTCTTCACGGCTTAAGTTGTTACCATTGTCAATTTCAAAGTGACATGCTGCACACATAGCGGCAATTCTGTAGTCATTTGCCTTGATACCTGTGCCTTTGCCGTCCATCTGTTTGTTTGAATGAGCAGCAGCTACAGTGCCGTCTGACCTGCCACACACTTGGCATGGTAATTGTCTAGCTAGTTCTAGTAATCTCTTGTTGCGATAGTTAGCCATATCAATCCTGTAAGTAAATCCCACGTTCAGCAGCAAAGTGTTCTACCTTTTCCATAAACGCATTAAGTTCTTCTACGCTTAAGTCTGCTGTGCCACGTAATGAATAAATAATTGTACCATCAGAGCGTGGTGTTTCATTATACCCTAACCAACGATCCTTCATTACTACTTTCCACCATTGTGGATGATGCAGTAACTTGTCAGCAGCTAATACTTTTTCAGATATAGCTTGAAATAACAAGTGCAAACGATTATTTTGAGGTAATGATCGTCTTGGAACGCTTCCGCACGTAGGACATCTTTTCGGTTGGTTTTGGGACATGTGGTGTTACCTCCTTGTATTGCGAATCTTCATTTTTTAATAGCCATGCTTTAGATTTTTTAACAGAACCGTCAGTTAATGTAACTTTCCAAGCACAGTCACCAAATTCTTTATAAAACTGTGTATCTTCAAATGCCATGATTTTTTTCCTTTAATGCTTGTTCAATACAAATCCTATATTCATCATATGGAAAATCATTTCCCCATTCCCATATACTTTGAATAATTGCTTCATTTTCATCATCCGTTAATCCTTGCCATGCTGGTTGTTCTAGTGCTTCTTTTATTGCGAGCATAGCATCAGAATAATCCATACCCATTTCAGTATAAGACTCAAAAATCTTTAAAACATCTTGTGTTTTTTTATTCATAGCAAGGCCTCGCCAAATTTATCAAGCATCTCGTCAAAAGTTAATTTTGGTTCAACAACTTCAACTGCACCTTCAGCAGGATAGTCAAAGTACCTAACAAGTTGACCTTCTTCATCTAACAATACCCACATTATAGGCTCCTGTAAAACGCTTGCTCATTAACATACGTGGCTTTATTGTAATCATACAACAATTGTGCAACGCCTGGATGCCCTGTACTGTTAAAACGTACCTTCTGCAAATGAACCTGCGTTTCTTGTGGTGCATTAGCTACGTCACGCCAAATGGTCACGCAATTATCCGCTTTGTTAAAAAAATGAGCGCTGCCGGCAATGTCGTAGGGCCTAGGCACAGGATAATTACCATCTTTATCTTTGGCCATTTTAGTTGGATGTGCAACTAAAAACAAATGTGTTTTAAATTCACGTGCAGCTCTACGCAGCTCTGTCAACACACGGCTGATATATTCAGTTTCCGTTAAACCTGCTGGCCTGTAGTGGTCCATCTCGTTCCAGGGATCAATAACCATGGCACGTGGCTGCATAATTGACTGATCAAGCCAAGGCAATGCCTCGTTAATAATATCCATTGGTGTAAATGCAGTTTCTTCTGGTTTAATAAATGAAAAGTTCTTATTCATTCTTTCAACGGCAGCAAGCATTTCATCATGTGACATACGATGTGAACCAAAGAAAGGTTTACCTGCGTATTTTTCTATGATTTTTTTAGCGTGCATTTCTAAAGGATGATTTTCAGGAGAAAACATAGCGATACGATATTTGTGATTAATAGCCAAATTAACGCAAAGCGCATCCAACCATTCACTTTTTCCATGAGAAGGCATCCCAGTAACCACAGTAAACTCACCGTGTTTAACAGTAAAAAACTCATCCACATTAGACCATCCAGTTGTATGTCCACGTGCTACTCCTTCTTCGTAAAGGTTTTCAATATCATGTATAAGACTCTTAGGGCTAATTATCATAATGACACCTGGTTTTTCTTTAATGTAGGCACCTTGGCCCAATTGTCTTTAATTGCTCTCATAAACGCTGCATCCCAATCTGTGTATTTGTAACCCTTAGATTGAGCTGATAACACAAAATTGTCTAAATGTTTTTGTAAATTAACATAGCCCTCACGATTAGCCCAATTTATGACTCTTTCGCTGACCGTAAAATCTTTGGGTATATATGTTTTTTGGTTCTTGGTTATTGGTTCTTGGTTAGCATTGCCTTCGCATTGCGTTGGCATTGCGTTCGCATCCTGTAACTTCTTGATATTGTTCCATCTTTTGTTAGAACTCTCAGAAGCCTTCGCAGATCGTGTTTTGTAATTTAAAATTTCATCATCACATCTTTTATGAAAATAGGATCTACCCTTTTTTTCAAAAAACTCATTTAAGATCGATAGGGCCAATTCTACTTCTTGCTCGGTCCTGGCACCTATAAGTCTAATAGACTTCTTGTCTAATGGCTTTTCTGTGATGTAGTATAGGTCAATGAGCTGGCGATATATGCCATGCTCTGTCAAAGATAGGTGAGATGTATCTTTTCGATAATCACCTATATGATGCTGGTAGTAGTACATATAACTCCCCAAAGTTCCCTTAAAAAAGATATGGGCAGGATGGAAGGGGGAAACATCTTTTCGGTCTGCATAACCTAGCCCATGTCCGGCATTCTATGCTGACGGTTAAAAAAGTACAATTAATTTTATTTATTAATATTTGCTGTTTAATTTAAAAAAACATTTGACAAGTTCCGAAAGCGGTATATAATGGACACATCAACAACGCACTTGGAGAAAAAAATGTTTGATTATGATGCTTATTTTAATACACCAGAACAAATTGCAAAACAAAAAGCTAACTTAGATGCTTACTATGCAGATCGTAAAGCTGAAGATAATCGTATTAACGATCAATGGAAAGCTCGTGCTGCAATTGTAAAGGCAGCATCAGATGAATTAAAAGCTGACAATGATGCAGCAGAGTTAAAAGAATACAACAAATTGTTTGCAGCAGACAAAGCTAGATATATTGCTGCTGGTTATACAAAAGAATTATCACACACGTTAGCTTGCAGCGATGCACAGTATCGTGAAAATCAAAAACTTGGTTACAGCAACGAATAGGAGATTGACATGAAAATTATTATTAACGATAAAGAAGTAGATCCTGGTTCAATTGTAATTGCAGGCATCGATCCAAGAGATTACCCAGATTTTGCTGATGCTTACGTTGAATACGCTGAAACTGTAAATGGTTACGGCTTGACAGAAGCTGAATGTGAGTTGCTACAAGATTATTACTCTGATGTTGTATATGAGCAAATTATTGATCAAGCATGTTGCAGCATAGATTTTTAGGAGATAAAAATGGATAACGTAACAATTTTTGTATTAGGCCTTGCAGTATTTATTGTAATTTTATTAGTTGGCGAAGCATTAGCTAAATTTTTTGATTGGGAGGAATAATGTGTGAGCAACAATATCAAGCAGAAGTGCTAGACGAACTAAAACAACAGGATTATAATACCAACGTAGGAACAAAAGGAGAACGTAGTGTCGCAACATTTGTATTCAGTAGAAGAAATAGCAGCACAGATGGGCAAGTCAACCAGGTGGGTCAGAAAGCTGTGTACCCTTGGTAAACTTAATGCAATTAAAGTAGCAAATTCTTGGGTTATATTGGAGGCATGGAAATGATTACAAATTTAATAGTAAACGGTATTAATTTAGAAGTAGAGTACGACCTTGATATTAGTTCTGTATATTTTGGTGATCTTGAATCAGAATATGTAGAGATTGATATTAAAAAAGTTACTTGGCTAGGCAATGATGTATTACCGCTTATTCAAGCATTAGAAGATGTAGAAGCACTTAAATTAATTATTCGTGATAGATTTGAGGACATCGAGTAATTGCTTGAACTTTTTGTTAAAGTAGTGTCTAATAAGGTTGTCATCAACCTATGAGGATATTATGCTAACTTACAAAGATTTAATTGAATTGCTTGATTATGATCAAAATACTGGATTTTTTAAATGGAAAAGAAAAAGACGTGGAATTAACACTAATATTTCTTTAGGATCTGATAATGGATTTGGATATTTAAGAATTACAGTATTAGGAAAATCATATTATGCGCATCGTTTGGCTTGGTTTTATGTTAATGGTTATATGCCAAAACATCAAATTGATCATATAAATGGAAATAAATCAGATAATAGAATTAGTAATTTAAGAGATATTCCACCAAAAGCAAATGCACAAAATAAGATTAAATGCCAAAAAAATAGTGACAGTAAAATACTTGGCGTAAGTTGGCATAAAAAAGCAAAAAAATGGCAAGCTCATGTTTGTGTTTATAAAGAAAGAAAATATCTTGGATTGTTTAAAGATATAAAAGATGCTGAAATTGCATACTTAAATGAAAAGGAAAAAATAAATTATGAGTGTTCATAAAAAATTAATGGAAGCTAGGATTCAGTTGCAGCAAACAAAACTGATTAAATCTGGGCATAATAAATTTGCTGGATATAAATACTTTGAATTAGGTGATTTTTTGCCAACAGTTCAAAACATTTTTAATAGCATTGGACTTTGCGGCATTGTTTCTTATGATGAAAATATTGCTCAATTAAATATTGTTGATATAGATGACAATTCTTCAATCACTGTAACTAGCCCAATGGGTAAGGCTGCATTAAAAGGCGTTCATGAAGTACAAAACATTGGTGCGGTAGAAACCTATCAACGCAGATACTTATGGGTTACGGCAATGGAAATTGTAGAGCATGATGTGCTAGATGCTGTTACAGGTACTGACACAGGTAACGCAGTAAAAAAGCCTGAAGCCGTTACGCCTAATGCTGGTGCGTTAGACGGCTTTAGTAAAGATGAGTTAGATATATTGCATGGTTTAGCAGAGGAATTTGCTCAATCTGTAGCTAGTGACATTACAGTTGCTAAAGAACTATGGGCTTCATTAGACAATGAACAAAAAACAGGTCTGTGGAGTTTATTAGATAGTAAGACACGTTCAACATTTAAAAAGGGTTAGTCATGGCAGAGAAAAAAGTATATTTTGACAGTGGGTTCACTAATGCAGTTAAAAAGACTTCTGATAAGTCACCAGATGTTCGCATTAACATTACATTAAGCCCAGATACGCTTGATGCAATTATTGCAGCAGGTGGCAAGATGCAATTAGCTGGATGGAATGTAAATTACGGCAAAGGTGATACAACAAATTGGAAAGCTTCTGCTGATACTTACGTTAAGCCAGCAGGTGAGTCAGCTAAAGCTAATGGTTACATTAGTGAACCTGATGAGGATATGATTCCATTTTAGAGTCAACGAGGGGAAAGCATATTAGTCTGGTGGCTTAGGCCTCAATATCTTGTGATTATTTTATTGAACCTGTGAGTACCCTCACCAATTAGGAGGTAACATGAGAAAGCGTAATAACAATTTTGAAGAAATGTTAATGCAAAATATTAAAAAACAATTATTTGCAGACAATTTAATTAATAAAATAACACGTAGAGATTTTTATGCTGGTATGGCTATGTGTGGAATGTTGTCTTTTGGAGATACTGACGATAGAAGCCCAAAATATATTAGCGAAACATCTTTTAAAATAGCTGATGCTATGCTGGAGATAAAATGAAGCTATACGACAAATACAAAGCAGTAGATTTAACAAGAAAAGCTGTTGTAGATGCTCTTAAGATTGGACCATTGACAGAAGGTCAGATCATGGAAGAATTTGGCATGGCTAGAAGTAAAGCTAACTGGTTACTAAACAAAATGACTAAAGAGGGTTATTTGCTAAAAGTAATGATGCCAGATGCAACTAAACGCAAAATTGCGTATTACAAAGCGTCAGGTATGGAATTTGTTGTAAGAACAGATGCAGAGATTAAAGAGTTCTTTGCG